TGCGTAGCAAGCCATAGCAGAAAGGTTATTAATGTAACAAAAAATAAAAAAAGAAAATAGCAAATCTTTAACGATAATCTTCTTAACAAATTTATTATGGCAGGGAGGTTTGCAAGTGGATTCTGCTATGGTGCTTGGTACGCACCAATGAAAGAGAGAAAAGAATAAATGAAATGTTGGCGTTGTGGTAAAAAATTGAATAAAGGGCAGGTGCATATATTGCATTTAATATGCGGTCTTGCTGTTCCAGTATGTGCTGATGACCGTCAATGTTATTCATTTGCTCAAAAAATAAAAAGGAGTGATAAAAATGTATGTAAATATAAGTAAATATATCTGTATTAAGCATAGAGGTGCTTTAAAAAAAGGTGAAATAAAATTATTTCTAAATTTAATGATGTTAATAAAAAAAGCTGACCAGCATTAAACTAATCAGCAACATAAAAATTTATTCGTAATTTAAGTATAACATAGGAGTAAAAAAATGAAAACAATTGCTATCTATGAATATAAAGAAGATGCTAAACCAATTTTGATTATAGCAACTAATTGTATAACTGATTGGGAATATAAAAATATTTTAAATGGTAGATTAAGTGATATATATTTTGATAATAACCGTTGGCATATTGAATATTTTGATGATAAAGGTAATGGTTATGCAGATATTTTACCACCAGATGTGCAGATAATAACAAATAGAAAGGCTGTGGCGTGATGAATTTATATGAAATAAAACAAGAATTTGAAAAGGCTATTGAAGAATGTGTGGACATGGAGACAGGAGAAATAATTAATCCTACTCGTCTTGATGAATTAAATATGGTTTTAACTGACAAGCGAGAAAATGTGGCTTTATATATAAAAAATCTAAGTGCAGAAGCAAAAGCTATTGATGAGGAAGCTAAAAATTTAACCAATAGAAAAAGAGTTCTTAATAATAAAGTAGAAGGATTAAAAAAATATTTAGCTGATAACTTAGAAGGACATAAATTTGAAACTGCAAAAGTTGTAGTTAGCTTTAGAAAGTCTGAACAATTAGAAATTAATTCTATAGAGCATATACCAACAGAATATTTAATATCACAAGAACCTAAAATTGATAAAGTGGCATTAAAAAAATCAATAAAGCAAGGTGTTGTTATAAATGGTGTTCAGATAATTACAAAACAAAATATTCAAATAAAATGAGGTGCTTTAAATGAGTAGAGTTGTTTGTATAATGGGCGAAAGCGGAGCTGGTAAAACTACCAGCCTTCGTAATCTTGATTATAAAACTACATTTATTATTGACGCAGACAGAAAAGGTCTTAGCTGGAAAGGTTGGAAAAAGAAATATAATACAGAAAATAAAAATTATGTTCAAACTTCAAATGTAGGTGCTATAGAAAATGTTATTAGTAGAATTGATACAGATTTTAAAAATATAAAAGTTCTTGTAATAGATACTATAAATGCCATTATGGTTGATGATGAAATGGCTCGTATGAAAGAAAAAAATTATGATAAATGGCAAGATTTAGCTACCTGTATATGGAGACTAATTTCCAAATTGCATTTATTAAGAGATGATTTAACGGTTGTATGTATTGCACATTCTCAAACAGATAGAGATGACAGTGGTTTTTATTTTACACGTATAAAAACTAGTGGCAAAAAGCTAGATAAAATCGTTTTAGAGAGTAAATTTACAACAGTATTGTTAGCTAAAGCAGTTGATGGTAACTATGTATTTGAAACATATGCTAATCATTCCACAGCAAAAAGTCCTATGGGGTGTTTTGATAAAGAAATACCTAATGATATAAAAACTGTAATTGAACAATTAATAAAATATGAAAATGATGAGGAGTAATTAACTATGATGAATAAACCTGCAAATTGGGATAGTGTAGAAGCTATTACAGGAGAATATAAAAAATTACCTGCTGGTGGTTATGTATGTAGCATTGTTAGAGCTGAATGTACTAAATCTAAGAATGGAAAAGAGATGTTAAAACTTGCAATAGATATTGCAGAAGGTGAATATAAAGATTTTTATTTAAATCAATATTTACAAGAGCAAGAACGAAATAAAGAACAAGCCAAATGGAGAGGTTCATATTATCAGCTTACAGAAGGCGATAGTATGGGACGTTTTAAAGGAATGTTATTAAATATTGAGAAATCAAATCCAGGATATAAGTGGAATTGGAATGAAAAAAGTTTAGAAGGAAAATTATTTGGTGGAGTATTTAGGGAAGAAGAATATATTAATCGTAACGGCGGATTATCTACAGCTGTTAAATTAATATCAATTAGACCAGTAGAAGGAATTACAGATGTTGAACCACCTGCAAAAAAAGTATTAGAAAACAATAATAATTTAGCTGAAAACTTTGGAGAAGAAATTCCGTTTTAATGATTAAGTATGGAAAAATTGTAAAGAGAACTGAAGGCGGTGTAATCGCCTTCGTTCCTTGTAAAGATAATGAGATTACAAAGACAGCTAGAAAAATTATTGTTGAAATACCGGATAATAGAAAAATAAGTATGGCTCAAAGACGAAAAGCTTTTGTTTTGTTGGGATATATTTCAGCATGGTGGGGATATACTCCATTAGAAGCAACAAAAGAAATAACTAAACAAATGTTTAAGGGTCATGTTCCATGTAGTTTTGATACAGACTTTTCTTTATCAAATTGTAGTGTAGAAGTAGCTAGGTTATATATAACGTATTTAATAGATTTTTGTATACTTCATGATATAGATATAGGCGAGCCTTTATATGAACTATGTGAAGATATTCCTAAGTATGTATGGGCTTGTTTAATGAAAAAAAGATGTGCAGTGTGTGGTAAAAAAGCGGAACTTCATCATGTAGATGCTATAGGAGCTGGTAGAAATAGAAAAGAAATACCGCAAATAGGAATGCAAGTATTACCACTTTGTAGGGTACATCATAATGAAATTCATAACATTGGTAAATTAACATTTTTGAAAAAATATATTTTACAATCCATAGCATTAACTAAAGATATAGCAAAAATTTATAAGTTAACTAGAAAAAATATGGAGGCGGTAAAATGAACAGCCGATTTATAACTAAAGTAGAAATAAAAGGTAATGATACACTTGATATCTTTTACAAAGTACTTGATAAAAATAATTGTGTTATAGAAGAACATAAAAATAATTATGTAGAACAGCCATTGCCAAGTTTTTATAATGCACTAAATGATTTAATTAAACCAGTATTAGATATTTTTAAAATAGGAGCAATTTTTTCTAAAAGAATAAAAATATATAAAGTTAATTTTAAAGGTTCTAATGAAGCTACATCAGCAATAATTAGTTGTCTTTTTCATTTAACAGATGATGATGTATGGATACCTATTAATACACATATAAGAAAATATCCTACTGATAGTTTTGAAGATGGACAAAAAGGATTTTTTACTTATGACGTATACAGAAATTAATTCTAAAGAAATTGTAGAAAATGTAATAGATGTACCAAATAATGTTGTACAAATGCCAACAGTGGCACAATAAATAGGAAAAGGTGCTTGCCATAAAAACAAGCACCTATCCACGAGGTAAAAAATATGGAATTAAAACCTTTATCTTTAATAATTTCTTTTCGTTCTAATTATGCTAGTAAATTAGATAACGATACCCAGATTTTATATTGGGTATTATGGGACAAATGGAATTATCTTAGGCGACCTACTCAATTTAATATAGATAATAATACATTGATGATAGAAGCTAATTTGAAAAATTATAGTAAGTTAAATGATAAACGAAAAAAACTTATTGAAGCAGGATTGATAGAATATATTCCCAGTAAGACACGAGGTAAAAGCTCAACATATGCTCTAATAAAAAATTATGTTGAAAATGTAACACCAAACCTAAATCAAAACCTAATCCAAAACCCAAAACCAAACCCAAATACAAACTTAAAACAAAACCTAAATGAAACCCAAGAACTCAATAATAATGCGAACTCTTACGACCTCATAACAGAAAATACAAACCTAAAATCAAACCTAACTCAAAACCTAAATACAAACCCAATACCAAACCTAAAACAAAACCCTAATAAGAGTAATAGAGATATAGAGAATAATATATATATATATAATAACGCGCGTGATGATAACATTTCTCCAGCAGAAAGTCAAGTACTTATTTTCTATCAAAATCGAATCTGCTCTAATCTAGGAGGAACACCAGGAGCTAATGAAATAGCCTGTCTTAGAGAATATGCACAAGTTTATGGAGCAGAACAAACTATACAAGCTTTAAAAAAGGCATTGCAAAGCTCTAGAAAATTGCAAGGAATATACTTTGTTAAGTATGTAGGTGGAATATTAAGAGGTTGGGCAAATTTGAAAATAGCAGGTGGTGAATCTAATGGACAATTACAATCTAGCAACCTATCAAGAACTGCAACGCAGGCTCAAAGAAAGACAGGAACAGATATCAATTGGGCAGAGCTTGATTGATGGGAAATTGGTATGTAAAGAACTAGGAATAAAATATATACCATGTGAGTTTTCTAAAAATGAAATGGCATTAGTTGATGCTATGTATAGACAAGAAAAATGTAAGATTTGTAATAAGCATGGTATTGATTGCAAAAATTGTTTTTATGTAAAAGTAGATGAACAAGCTGGTAAATATTTTATAAGCTACAGTAATTGTGAACGCTGGAAAAATTATAAACAGCAAGAAAAAATAAATAGGCTTATGGAGCAAAGCAATGTGGGGAAACTTTTTGAAGGTAAGACCTTTAATAATTTTAAAATATTGCCAGCAACAGAGAATGCTTATAATGATTGTTTAGATTTCTGTACGAATTATATTCCTAAATGTAGGGGATTGAGGTTACACGGTAGATATGGGTGTGGTAAAACACATCTTGCAGCAGCTATATTAAATAATTTATTAAAACAAAATATACCAAGCATGATGATTGTTACAGCAAATTTATTTGATTGTATAAAACAAGGCTTTAATGATAAAGAAAAAGCTTTAATAGCAACGGAATTAGTAAATAAAGCTAAACAAGTTGATGTATTAATTCTTGATGATTTTGGAGCAGAAAAAGATAGAGATAGCAACGGAAATTTAAAAATGGTGGGTAGTTGGGAACGTGAAAATTTATTTTTGTTAATAAACACTAGATATGAAAATAATCTTACAACGATAATAACAACTAATTACAATATGCAAGAACTATTTGAATTATTTGGAGAACGAATAATGAGTAGAATTGCAGAAATGACAATATCTGTTGGAATGAAAGGTGCAGAAAATTATCGTATAAGATTAGCACAGGCGGTATGACCATGAAAAAGATATGTGCAAATCCTGAATGTAGAAAAGAGTTTGAAAGTAATTATAAAAACAAAAGATTTTGCTGTAAAGAATGTGGTAAAAAAGTATTTTATCAAGAACATAAAGAGTATTGGAACCCTGAACCTAAAAGAAAAATAGAAGCAGAGCAAAAAAGGATAGAAGCGGAAAATAAAGCTAAGAGGGAAAAACGTAGAAATGACATTAATCGTTTAATGGCAGAAACAGGATTAAAAAATAAATATGGTTTAGTAGCAAGTTTTTATGATACTAACAACTTAGAAGGACTATATAAATATGCTGATTATCTTAAATCTATAGGTGAGATTAAAGAAGATATAAACGAACCTAAAATAGTTAAATCACATGGTGGGAAAATTACAGGTGGATTTGATTATTTCATGATATCAACAAATTAGGAGCAAATTTCTATGGAAGATTTAGAGTCAATAAAAGATAAGCTTGAATATATAGACATTGCAATGAAGTTATTATTGCAATATGGAAAAAATAATCCAGATGTAGTTGATTTTCTTAGTAAAAATACAATGATTGCTAAAGATAAAGAAAATGGTTTTTGTGTAGTAATTAGTTTTAAAAAGATGAGGAATAATAATGAGTGAATTTATAAGTGGAAATGCTGGGATAATAAAAAAAGAGGATATTGTTTTTTTAGAAATATTAGAGCCTAATCCATTCTTTTTAAAAGATGAGTATAAGATATATGCTACTACTTATACTTTAGATAAAGGTGAACGTAAAGTATTGTTGGAAAGCAGAAAAAAGTATAAGGAAATAGAAAAGGAATTTAATAGGATAAAAAAAGAAGTTGAAAATACTGTAAAGAAAAAAATTTGTTGGAAACCAAAAGAACAGGAAACATATTATTATGTTGGTATTTCAGGTGATGTTATAGAAGATAAATGGGATGAAACAACAACTGATTATGCTTTTTTTATAACAGGTAATTGTTTTAAAACTAAGGAAAAAGCAACAAAACATATAACAGAAATATTAAATATTTATGGAGTTAAAAATAATGCAAAATAGACCAAAATATAATGCAAAAAAAACAATAATAGGCAATTTAAAATTTGATAGTAAGAAAGAAGCAGAATACTATTTAAAATTAAAAGCTAAACGTATTAATGGAGAAATAAATTGGATAAAGTTACAGCCAGAATTTTTGATTTTAAGAGGATTTACATTAGAAAATGGGGAGCGTACAAAAGGTATACGTTATGTAGCTGATTTTGAAGTTGAGTATGCTGATGGACATAGAGAAATAATTGATGTTAAAGGTGTAAAAACAGAAGCGTACAAAATAAAAAAGAAAATGCTCCTGGATATGTATCCTAATATTAATTTTATAGAGGTATAAATGATGAGGGAAATATTATTTAGAGGTAAAGAGATAAATACAAATAAATGGTGTTATGGTGGATATGTTAGAAAAGTTTTATTTAAAAATACGAAAGATGAAAAAATAAGGCATTATATATTTGATGGAGAAAATGCCGGACCAATAGTAATGCATGAAGTTAATCCAGAAACAGTGGGGCAAGCAATATGGCTTAAAGATGTAAACGGAAATGAGATTTTTGAAGGAGATATTGTGGAAGAAGTTAAACCAGAATGGGACGAACCTTCTCGTGCTGTTGCTGTTTTTGAAGATAATAATTTTGTGTTTGGTTATAATACCGGAGCAATATTATCAGTTGAATTTTTTTATAATGAAATAAAAATAATTGGGAACATATTTGATAATGAAGATTTATTTGAAAAAATATCTGAACAACACAAAATGGAATATTATCAAGAAATGAAAGAATTACACGGTGATTTAGAAAGTTTATAAGTGTTAAAAAATACAAAGAGTGTGAACGACTATGCAATGTGATGAACGATATTATGAAGCCGACACAGGGTATATGTGTTGGATTAATAAGAAACCATGTAATAAAAATAACTGTACATTAAAACATAGATTTGCAAAAGAATTTTCTAAAAAGGTAGTAAAAAATATAAAGGCTGGTGAGTGAATGAGAAAGGAAGGGATAAATCCTCTTACAAATGATGGACAATATGCAGATACAACATATAAAAGAGCTGTTGAAAAAAGAAGCCGAGAAAACTTCTTTTATGCTTTTTGTCGTAGGGCTTTTAGACGAGCTAATGCAGAACTGATGAAACGTTTGCATATAAAAATTCTAAGAATTGATTTCTGGGATATGGAAACAGATAATAAAAAAGTAATGAAGGTAGGAAAATATGAATAATAATGGACCTAAGTTGGTAAGAATACCATTAAAGACAGAACAAGAATTTTATAAAAGAAATATTCCTATAATCAAAATTACAAGTATTATATTGTGTTTGATAGCAACTACAATATTTTTAATAGGATAAATCCACTAATTAGGATAGCTAAAATAAAGCTATCCTTTTAGTGTTTATATATATGGAGGTATTGATTGATGAGAAAAATAAGTAGAATAAAAGTTAATAAGGCTAAAGAATATCTACAACAAGCTTATACAGCCAATGAAAAAATTATTCAATGTAATTATATTTTAGAACAATTACAAGCCTCACCAAGCAAGATGACAACTTCTTATAAAGAAAATATCGGTCATAGTGGTATAAATAATGATGTTAGTGGATATGTAGCAAAACTAATAGAACAAGAAGAAAAAATTGAAGCAATGAAACAAGAGTATCAAAGCAAACAGTTTGAGATAAGTAATTTTATATTGAGCTTGAGTTTTAAGCCAGAAGATGAAATTCTTAGACGTTTGCTCATATTAAGATATTTGAACTTTAAGTCTTTTGATGAAATATATAGTATGCTTAATTACTCATATAATTATATAGTTCAAACTATGCATCCTAGAGCTTTGGAAGTTGTAGAAAGAGCATTAAGTAAAAAGAGTGTGGTCAATAATGGTTAATCGTGGTCGATCGTGGTTAATAATGGTTGATAATGGTTTTGGGTTTATGGTATATTATAATTGCAAACAAAAAAGATAAACCGTTGGTAAAAATACCAGCGGTTTTACTATTTTATAAGTTGATTTTGTATAAATATTATTATATCCCCATATATTTTAAAACTTATATGTATTTTTATGGTTTATACAGAAGAAATTAATATAATAAGTACTTTATTTTTGTTGATAGATTTATTTAGAGAAATGAAATCCATTATAACATAGAATTATTTTAATGGTATAATGATAATATCTTTTATTTAAGGTGGATTTATTATATGAAAAAAATAAAGTCTATGTTTGAAAATTTAGGAAAGAATATTATATTATCTTTGCTGTTTATTGTTATATTTTTGAACTTTAATTTAGAAGATATTTCAAAAGTAATAACAGGAGTCGTGGCTATTTGTGGTCTTATAATTGCATATTCTTATAATAATGGAGCTAAAAATCAGAGAGAACAACAATTATTACAAAATAAAAGAGAATATTATAATAAATTTGTTGAAGCATATATAAATAAAATGAATTATTACCCGGCATTATTCGATACTTTAGAAGCAGTAGAAGCAAATGAAAAATTTTGTATTGAAGCAAGTCGATTAACAATATATGCTTCAAAAGACGTTATAGAATGTGTAGCTAAGATACAAAAAGGAGAAAAGGTTGAATCAGAAGAATTGATACTATTGATAAGAAAAGATTTGGGATTATGTGATATGGAGAAAATACCATTAGGTTTAGTAGTTAGTAATTTGGTTATTGTCAATGGTAAAGTTGTTGATAAAAATTCAGTTCAAGAAGATTTGACAAATAAAAATATAAAAAATTAAAATATAAAAATCAAAGCCACTGTTAAATTTACAGTGGCTTTTTTAGTACAGAAATTAGGAGTGAGGAGGAATGGCATATGATGAAAAGATAAAGAAAAAGGTTCAAATTTTGTACGAAAAAGGTACCACTTTTAAGGAAATTTCTGAGCAGTACAAAATATCTGCTAAGACCGTTAGACAATGGGCTTCCAAGTATAAATGGGTACGTCAAAAAGGTTCAAAAAAATCAACTGAAACAAAACGAAAGGCATCAGGTGTTTGTATTGGTAAATTGCAAAATACTAATGCAGTGAAACACGGGTTATTTTCAAAATATCTGCCAGCGGAAACATTGGAGTTGGTAGGCAATATTGAGATGATGTCTCCATTAGATATTTTATGGGAAAACATTTGCCTTAAATATGCAGCAATTATCCGTTCACAAAAAATCATGTATGTTAAAGATGATAAAGATGTAACCAAACGAATAACAATGGACGGTGCGGAAGCTACTGCTTATCAATACATAGAAGCATATGATAAGCAAGCAACGTTTTTAATGGCTCAATCTAGAGCTATGGGGACGCTTATGAACCTAATTAAACAGTATGAAGAAATGTGCAATAGTGAATTGGCTACAGAAGAGCAAAAATTGCGTATTGAGAAATTAAAAACTGAAATTACCAAGGCTACTGATGAAGAGCCAGTTAAAGTAGAAATTATTGATAATATCTCAAATGAGGAGGTAAATACAAATGCAAACAAATTTGAGTGATTTGATAGCTCCTGTATTCTATAAGCTCCATCATCAGATAAAAAATCATGAGTACACGCATTATTGGCTTCGTGGAGGTCGTGGCAGTACAAAATCATCATTGATTAGTATAGAGATAATTTTAGGAATGATGAGAAATCCTGATTATAATGCAATTGTTTTTAGAAAAGTTGGCTATTATTTAAAGGATAGTGTTTATGAACAACTTATATGGGCAATAGATAAGTTAGGTGTAGATGATTTTTGGAAAATAAGTTTATCTCCTTTAGGACTAATCTATAAACCAACAGGTCAGCGTATTGTATTTCGTGGTTGCGATGACCCTAAAAAATCAAAATCTGTCAAATTGCGTAAAGGATATTTTGCTTACTGCTGGTATGAGGAACTAGATGAGTTTACTGGTATGAATGAAATAGATACACTTAATCAATCTATCCTTCGCGGTGGCGATAGATTTTGGGTATTTTATTCATTCAATCCGCCAAAGAGTAAGAATGCTTGGGTAAATTATGAAGCGACTAATCCACGAAAGGATAAAATAATCCATACATCGTGTTATCTTGATGTACCAAAAGATTGGTTAGGAGAGCAATTTATAATTGAAGCAGAAACTTGTAAAGAACAAAACTATAATAAATATCTGCATGAATTTATTGGTAAAGCTATTGGTACAGGTGGTAATGTTTTTGAGAATGTAGAAGAATTAGTTATCACTAAAGAAATGATAAATGGGTTCACTAATATAAGGCATGGCATTGATTTTGGTTTTGCTGTCGACCCTTTTGCGTATATTCAAGGTGCATATGATAGAAAGCATAATGATTTATATTTGTTTAATGAGATTTATCAAATAAAGCTTACTAATGAAATGGCAGCAGAAAAGTTAAAACCTATACTAAATAAATTCGACCATCACATGATAATGGGAGATAGTGCGGAGCCAAAAAGCATTGTAACACTTAGAAATTTAGGCATTAACATTTACGGTGCAAAAAAAGGTCCAGATAGTGTTAATTATGGTATGAAATGGCTACAAGGGCTAAATCATATTTATATAGATAGGAGAAAATGTCCAAATACTTATAGGGAATTTGTAAATTATGAATATGAGCGAAATAAAGACGATGAGTTTATATCTGCTTATCCTGATAAAAACAATCATACGATTGATGCCTGTAGATATGCTTTTATAAACGATATGCCGGTTAGAAATAAAAAAAGTTTTTGGTGAGGAGGTGATAAGTTGGAATTAAACGTGGCAAAAAAACTGATATCGGATTATGTAGCAGGACATAGCGATTTTATTATGAAATCCGATGTAGCGGAGCGGTATTATAAAGTTAAAAACGATATTCTGCTAGACAAGGAACATCATCATGAAGAGGTGAAAAATCCGCTTAGAAGTGCGGATAACCGTGTACCGTTCAGCTTTTACAATCTGCTGGTAAATCAGAAAGCAAGCTATCTGTTTACGTATCCGCCGATTTTCGATACAAAAAACAGCGAACTTAACGCTTTAATTGTAGATACACTAGGCGATGATTATGCTAAAAAGTGCAAGGATTTATGCGTAAATGCTTCAAATAGCGGCATAGCATGGCTTCACTACTGGCACGACGATAATAAAGGCTTTTGTTATGCAGTTGTTCCTTCAACACAGGTTATTCCTGTATGGTCCAAAAAGCTGGATAAAAAGCTTTTAGCAGTTTTAAGATACTACACGGATATTGATGATGAAGGTATCAGCTGGACAGTGTATGAATATTGGACGGATACACAATGCCAGGCGTTTCGGCGTCGTAACGGCGAAGAATATTCCATAAAAAATGATTTAATCGATTATCCAATGTTTTGCTATGATATCACGGCAACGGGTGAAGATGGCTTTTCCAATATTTATACGCATGATATGGGAAATGTTCCGTTTATTCCATTTGCTAACAATAATCTGAAAACAAGCGATTTGGATAATGTAAAAAAATTAATTGACAGCTATGACAAAACATACAGTGGCTTTGTAAATGACCTTGAAGATATTCAGCAGGTACTATTCGTTCTTACCAATTATGGCGGAATGCGTGAAGAAGGTGCAAAAGGTGTCATTGAGTTTCTGCGCAATTTGAAAAAATACAAGACAATAAGCCTCGATAGCGCAGGTACGGGCGACCAGAGTGGACTTTCCACTATAACCATAGAAATACCGGTAGAAGCAAGAAAAGAGCTTTTGGAAACAACGCGAAAGGCTATTTTTTCTATGGGGCAGGGTATAGATCCTCAGCAGCAGAGTTTTGATAGTACTAGCGGAGAAGCTATGAAGTTTCTATATTCACTTTTAGAGCTTAAAGCAGGGCTTATGGAAACGGAATTTCGCCTAGGCTTTGGTGAACTTGTTCGCGCTATCTGTCGCTATCACAATAAGGATGTTAAAAATATCATCCAGACATGGACAAGAAACGCTATAAGGAGTGAAAGTGAGCTTGTAGATATTTGCAGTAAATCCAAAGGCATCATATCCGATAAAACTATTATAAAAAATCACCCTCTTGTTGATGACCCGGAACAGGAAGAAAAACAGATAGCCAAAGAGCAGAAGGAACAACAGGATATTTATAATGATGACGGTTATAACGGCAAAGGTGGTGATGAATAATGTATAAATGGATGAAAGAGTATTACACGGCTTTCGGCAAGGATTTCCCGTTCAGTAAAGTAGCGGATTTGAATGAATATGAAATAATCCGCATTATCCAGTATTGTATCAAGACCAATACGGAATATACCGAAAGTACAGAGGAAGATATTACCGAAGCTGTAGTCGGCGAGGCAAAAGTTAATAAATCCAAAACAGGAAAGGAAGAATAAAACTATGTATACAAAACATGATTGGCAGGACGGAGAACTTATTACAAAAACTCTGATGAATAATATGGAAGCAGGCATTGAAGATGCCAATAATCGAGCTATGACACCGGGTCCGGCTGGAGCTGACGGTGCTAACGGTGCAGACGGTAAATCCGCTTTTGATATTTGGAAAGAACAGGAAGGCAATGCCGATAAAACGGAAACGGACTTCTTAAATTCGCTCAAGGGTGAAAAGGGAGATAAAGGCGACACTGGCGAACAAGGACCAAAAGGCGATAAGGGTGAAAAAGGTGATACCGGTGCTCAAGGTCCGCAGGGCGAAAAAGGCGATACAGGAGAGCAGGGCCCTGCCGGCAAGGATGGCGCAGCTGGTGCTAAAGGTGATACAGGTGCAAAAATTACATCTATCGAGATTAATGTTAACGGTACAGCAATTACCGGCACAGCACATTTAGATGATGAAAGTACGGCATCTATTACGGGCACATATACAGCCGGAGAATAAAGGAGATAAACAATGAATGTTGAAGAATATATTGCTTCGTTAAATCTTGACGGTGAAGCTAAGAAAAAAGCTACTGAAGGTTTAAAGAACTTTTTAAAAGATAATTATGTAGAAAAAGCAAAATTTGATGAAGCCGCTACAGCCAAATCCAATCTGGAAACGCAGATTAAAGAGCGCGACAAACAGCTTGAAACGTTGAAAAAGACAGCTGGCGATAAGGAAAAACTTGAAGCTACGATTAAACAGTTGCAGGAAGATAACAAATCCGCAAAAACAAAGTACGAAACGGATTTGAAAAATCTCCGTATTGACAGCGCAGTAAAGCTAAAATTAAGCGGCACAGCGCAAGATGTGGATATCGTAGCTGGTTTGATTGATAAAACTAAATTAATTGTGTCCGATGACGGCACAGTTGCAGGCTTGGATGAACAGATTAACCCTCTGAAGCAATCTAAGCCTTTTTTATTTAAAGATGGAAAACCAAAAGGCAGTGGATATGAACCAGCTGGCGGAAACGGCGAAAATAAAGTAAATCCGTTTAAAAAAGAAACATTCAACATGACGGAACAGGGAAGATTGTTTAAGGAAAACCCTGCACTGGCTAAATCTTTGGCACAGGAAGCAGGCGTTAGTATTGGAGGTTTTAATTAATGGCAGGAACAACACTTGCAGACATCATCGTACCGGAGCTTTTTAATCCGTACGTAATTAATCGCACAATGGAAAAATCCGCTTTATTTCAAAGCGGGATAATCACGACAAGCCCGGAATTTTCCAGACTTGCAAGCGAAGCGGCGCGCACACACAATATGCCGTTTTTTGAAGATTTAACGGGCGATGCGCAAAATATTGTGGAAGGTGAAGAAATTGAATTTCAAAAAATCACATCCAGCAAAGATGTATCCACGACAATTATGCGCCAGCAAAAATGGTCCGCAACGAATTTAGCGGCGGCACTTGCAGGAAGCGACCCAATGAAAGCTATTGCGGAACTCGTTTCTTCTTATTGGGCTAGAGAATATCAAAAGGAACTTATTAATCTGTTAAAAGGCGTATTTAGTGCAGACACTATGAAAGACCACGTACTTGATATCTCCGGAAAAGCCGGTAAAAATGCAAATATTTCCGCATCGGCATTCATTGACGCACTTCAGCTTTTGGGCGATGCACAGGACCAGCTTACTGGCGTGGTAATGCACTCTAAGACAAAATCCTACCTTAAACAGCAGAACCTTATTTCTACGGAACGCGACAGTAACTCTGTTGAATTTGAAACGTATCAGGACCGCAGAGTTATCGTAGATGACGGCTGTCCGTTTGAAGGTGATATTTATACGACGTACTTATTCGGACGCGGTGCTATTGCCTATGGCGAAGGTTCTCCTGTAGGATTTGTGCAGACGGAAACGGACCGCGACCCTAATCTTGGCGCGGGCGTCAATATGCTTTACAATCGCCGTTGCTTCATCATGCACCCGAGAGGTGTTGCATGGCAGAACGCAGTACGCGAACATGTGGAAAGCCCATCTCGCAAAGAATTGGCCAACCCGCAAAACTGGAAACGCGTCTATGAATCGAAACAAATACGCATAGTAGCATTTAAACATAAAGTTGTAGCAGCTTAAGGTTAAGGTAATCTTATGAATAATGAAGATTACTGGAAAAAGCGTGCTGAAGAACGAGAAGCGGAATGGATTAAAAAATCCAAAGATACGATTGAAAAAGAGCTTGCCGAGTATTACAGGCGGGCTCTTTCTCGTATTACTGATGATATTGCTGTTTTATACGGCAGATATGCCAAAGATAACAATCTTACTTATACCGAAGCCAGTAAACTGTTAACGGATAAAGAATTTAAGCAGTGGCGAATGTCTCTGGAAGAATATCTGGATGCCATAGATAAGAACGTTGACAATAAACTACTGCTGGAACTAAATAAGCTTGCCATGCGCAAACGTATTTCACGTCTTGATAAATTATATGGCGATACATTAAAAAACCTCTACAGGCTCGGCACGGACAGCGAAAATGGCATGACAAAGTTTTTATCCGGTGCATATAAGGACAATTATTATAAAAATCTGTTCGATATCGGCAAAACAATCGGTATAAAATCGTCTGTATCAGAAGTTGATGATAAAAAAATTCGCAAAGTGCTGAATAATTCATGGTCAGGAAAAAACTACAGTCAGCGTATTTGGAAAAATACGGATAAACTGGCAAAACTCATCAAAAATGAAATTACGGACGGCTTTCATCGCGGTGTATCTATTAATAAAATGGCAAAGCTCGTACAGCAAAGAATGAATGTCGGCAAATATGAAGCTACCCGCCTTGTACGCACTGAAATGAATTACGTACAAAATCAGGCGGCACTGGACAGTATAAAAGACGCTGACATGAAATACTATATATTTCTGGCCACACTCGACAAAAAAACATCAACATTATGCAGAGCACATGACCGCAAAGTTTATCCGGTGGACAGTGCAACGCCCGGCACTAATATGCCGCCGCTACATCCGCATTGCCGTTCAACGATTGCGGGCAACCTAACCGATTATGATACGGGACGCGGCAAACGCAGTGCACGTGATAAAAACGGAAAACGGATTATTATTCCTGCCGCTATGAATTATGACGATTATTACAAAATCTATATTGAAGAAAGTATGTCGTTTACTGACTGGAAAAAAGCAAATAAGAAGCCAAAAGCAAAGAAAAATGATATAATAAAAATAGATGATATTGAACAGAAAATAAATAATTATCGTTTGGATTATTTTAAATTAGTTGCCAAAAATAAACCGTTTTCGGAAAGAGAAATTGTTATAAAAAATACCGGCAAAGAAATAATAAATATGCTCGAAATTGAACGTATACAAGATTTATCTAAAAAATTTAATCAGGCAAAAGATAAATTCAGATATTATCGTGATATTTATTATAAAAATCAATCACGTGAAGCGTATGATAATTGGTATAAATTCAGTGAGGATTTTATTAGAATACGTGCCGAATATTATAATTTTTGTGCTTCTAATGTAAAAGACACTCTTAATAAATTCCGACTTATGGGTACAAAAAATCTTGATTTAAAAACTCATTTAAAAAACAGTAAGTCAAAAAATTTGAATACATTTTTAAAAGCTTATGATGTATATCCTAATGATTGGATAAAACGTTCTATTGATAAAGGAAATTTATCTTTAAAATCAGTAAAACGAGGTTATTATGATGATAAAAAGGGTATCATAGCTTTATCTGGCAATGGCAATGAACAAATTTTTGCAACAGCTATTCATGAATTAGGGCATAGGATGGAACGCGTAGTACCTTCAATTTTAAAGCAAGAAGATGAGTTTTATAAACGTCGTACAGAAAATGAAAAATTACAATGGATGGGAAAAGGTTATAGCAAAAATGAATTAACTCGAAAAGATAATTTCGTTCATTCTTATATGGGAAAAGATTATGGCGGACATGCTTATGAACTTGTATCAATGGGATTTGAAATGGCATATACAGATTCTGCGGAATTATTGACAGATATGGATATGGCAGAGTGGATATTTGGAATGTTGGTTTTATTGTGAGGTGAATAAATGACCACTATAATAGCAAAGGGTTCAATTAACGGAAAAAAGATGACTATCGTTTGCACTGGAACAAATGATAATCCAACTGTTACATTTAACGGAAAAAAAGATGAGCATTTGTTAAAATGGTTAAATATGGGAATACAAATGGCACCACCATTAGGCAATAATTTTTATTATGATAAACCATCTATTGCGGCTTATTATCATGTGTTAAATACTGTTTGTTTTGACCATTTAGATAGTATTGAAGTAGATGGAAAAATAGAGCCTATTCCATATGAAGATGGCTTAATATATTAAAATAAAGCACTTGCAGGAATGTAAGTGCTTTTCTTATGCCCAAAATTAAGAGGTGATTAAATGGATATCTGGCATATATTGGCAATAATTTTATTTACCATGCAGGTTGTCGTCAGCCTTTTTTGTCATGGGAAAACTATAAAGGTAAGCTTTTTTGCAAAAGTGTTTTGGGTGATTGTCTGGAATGTAATTTTATATAATGGCGGTTTTTGGAATTAGAAAGCTAGTAATGAGGTATAAATGGATAAAAGAAGGGATATTATGACACCTGCTGAAGCAGTGGCGGATATTATAGCCAAAGTAAAAACAATCCGTGGCGATACGGAAATCGACGAGGCTGTACTCGGTATTTATGTTGAAAAACTTGTAAATGACGTGCTTGACTACTGCCACAGACACGATTTTCCACGTGCTTTAACTTTCACCTGTATGGATTTGATAAATAAGCGTATCGGCGACGAGCAAACAGCAGCGGAAGGGGCGGCGCAGCTTAAAAGCATTGAAGCTGGTGATACCAAATTTGAATTTAATGTGGCGGCGGCGATTTCTTCCGGTGTTTTAAATGACCTGGATTTTGACAGTATCAAGCCGAAATTGAATTTATATCGAAAGATTGCGGGGTTTGGTTCATGCCGACACCATCACAATTAAACAGTCTGCTTAGTAAATATATGTATCATGATAATGTTACTGTTTGTCGTCAAATTAATGCTGTTGATGACGAAGGAGCAGATGATTATGCAGTGCAGGAAATCTATGTTAATATTCCCTGCAAGTTGTATCAAAGCGGTAAACCTTTTACAGCTAAAAATACAGACAGACAGGTAGATGTTATTACGGATTTAAAATTATTTCTTCCGCCGCAATACGATGTTCTGCCGAATGATATTTTGAAAATATCCCGCAACGAGCAGGAAATTTTATTGAACGTCGTAAAATCGTTTAAGTATAAATCACATCAGGAAGTAACGGTAAAACGGAAGGATGAGGCAAGATGAGCGTTGAAATTGAAGGCATTGATGATTTTATCGCTAAACTTGATAATGCCATAAAAAAGATACCTAAAAAGAGCAATGAATTTGTGAAAAAATCCGCTGAAAACCTTATCGAATACACTAAAGATTTAACGCCCGTTGATACCGGTAATTTAAAAAATAACTGGCAGCGTACCCGTCCTTATATGGGCAGTATTAAAGTCTACAATAATACGGAATATGCCGCACATATGGAATATGGACACCGCGTAAAAAACCGCAGGGGCGAATGGGTAAAAGATGAAAACGGTAAAATAAAATTTGTTAAAGGTGCTTATATGCTTCATCAGGGTGTTGAGGAACTGCGGGATAATTTCGAGGAGGACGCCAAAATAATTATGGATGATATATTTAAATGATTAAATTACTTGATATAAAAAAAGGACTTACAACGCTTTTAAAATCTAAATTCAATTATAAGGTTCATTTCGATAATGTGGAAAAATCGAGTGAGCCTTATTTTTATGTGGAAATGATGCCGCGGCATAAAACCGTTGATGAAATTTTAACGGATAAATCCATACAGATTGATATAATGCTGGTTCTAATTCCGGATGAGTACGGCCAAATAAAAAGGTCTGTTCTGTATGATACGGCTGATACCTTAGACGGTTTAATTAGACCTGTATTTCATATCAAAGACAGATATATCACCATTCTTGAAAGTCATACGCGATTTGTCGATGAGATACTACATTATGTTTTTTATCTTGATTTTGCGGATTGTTTAACCGATAAAGAAAGTTCTGCTATTATGTATGATTTAATGCAAACGCTAGAACTTAATTTGAAATAGGAGATGATTTTAATGGCTAACGAAAAAGAAGTATTCGGTATGCCGAAAGTACTTATAACTTTTAAAACAAAATCTACAACAGCAATTGCCCGTTCTGCCCGCGGTATCGTTGTAATGATTTTGAAAAACGAAACAACGGACGTTATGAAGCTCTATAAAATTTCCGATATCACAGATATTCCAAGCACGGGACTGACAGATAAAAATATTGATTTAATTAAAAAGTGTCTGCTCGGTACGCCACTGCGCATTTTGGTCTATACAATTCCAAATGATACAGTAGCAGAGTCAACAGTAAATCAGTCTTACGTACTTAAACAGATTAGCAATATTAAATGGAATTATATTTGCGCACCGACAGCTTCCGGCAGTGAACAGGAAGATTTGGCCAGCTGGATTAAAACACAGCGCAACAATAATAAGAAAACATTTAAAGCTGTAGTTGCCAACACGGAAGCTGATGATAAAGGTGTTATTAATTTCTGTACTGGAAATATCAAAGTACCTAATCCCGATTATGTAGAAGGTGCTGCTGAAACGCCGGCAGCGATTATCGGCGAGGCATTAATCGGAGACAGCACTGTTGCAAGTAATGATACAGTTAAGCCATATACTATTTACACAGCAACAGAATATACGGCACGTATTGCCGGTATTTTAGCAGGGCTCAGTCTTGACAGAAGTGCAACGTATTATCAGCTTACGGAAGTTGAGAGCGTAGAAACGTATGAGGATATCGACAGTCTAATTGATAAAGGTCAGCTTCTTCTTGTTGATGAAGGCGAAGGTGACGGCGTTAAAATTGCCCGTGCTTGCAACAGCCTCACGACATTTACAACTGATGTAGGTCAGGATTTCCGTTTCATCAAAATAGTAGAAGCTATAGATATGATAACAGACGATATTCGCGATACATTTAAATCAGATTATGTCGGCAAAGTGATAAATGATTATAATCATAAAATGCTGTTTATTTCGGCTATAATGGTTTATTTTAGTGGCTTAAAAGGAAATGTACTGGATAATAGTCCTACGGCGCAAAATACTGTTGATATAGATGAGGAACAGCAGAAAAATTATGCAATATTGAAAGGTGAAGATGTCGCTGAAATGACAGTACAGCAAATCCGCGAATATAATACGGGAACTAATGTTTATTTAACAGGCCGTATTACGCCGGTTAACGCTATGGAAGATTTGACGATTGATTTCACTATGTAAAGGAGTGTTATAAATGGGAAGAGAAGCAGAAGCTGTAAAATACAGAGGACGTCGCCGCTGGAACGGTAGCTGGGGAAAAGTATGGTGGGACAATGAGCTTTTGTTTGAAATTCAGAAGTTTGAAGCAAAGGTAACCGCCGATCGTGAAGATGTATATATTTCCATTAGTAAAGATAGTAAAATTGTATCTTTAACCGGTGAACTTTCCTTTACGATTAAATCCGTTGTGAACAGAAATATTAATAAGTATCTTGAAGCATGGAAGCAGGGACTTGACCCGCGCGGCACCTTTATTGGTTTGATTGATGACCCAGATGCCGTGGATGGACAGAAAGAACGCTGTTCTATTGATAATGTCTGGTTTAATGACCTTATTTTGATGAGTTTTGAAAAAGGTAAAGTAGTGGAAAAAGAATTTACGGCAGGATTTACACCGGAAGACGCTTCTTTCATCGAAACTATCGGTGCGTAATTATTTTAGATTAAGGAGATTAATAAATGGCTATTAGTGTAAAAGAACTTATTGAACAGAAAGAAAAAATTGAAGGCAATAAAAAAATTTTGTATGATATCGAAACATCTATAGGCACAATTACCGTAAAACAGCCGGACGCAAGTTTCGTCGCTGATATTTTAAAATTGGATAACGTAAATGAACTTATGATTTTAGATAATGTTGTTGAGCCCAATTTAAAAGATAAAGATTTACAAAAAGCGTATAACTGTATAGAGCCGACGGATATTATCGGTAAGTTGTTTAAAGCCGGTGAAATAGGTAATATTGCAACAGCTATTATGAAATGTGCTGGATATGAAAGTCTTGAAGCCAAGGTGCATGAAGAAATAAAAAACTGATAGATGAGAACTGGGAAGCGGCAACAGCCGCTTTTTTGCTTCTCAAAGGTCATACATTAGAATATTTTTTTAACATGAGTTATTTGGATAAACTTTTTGCTTATACGGCAATGCGCAAACAGCAGGAAATTGAAGCTCAGAAAATAGAATTTGAAGCACAGCTTGCCGGTGTCAAGCTAGTTAGGAGGTAGTTAAATGGCTGATGATGCAAGACTTACAGCACGGCTGGAAGCAAAAGACAACATGACAGCGACTATAGTTAAGTCGAAAAAAGCACTGAAAGATTTACAAAGTCAGGCACAGGCTACCTCTAAAACTACAGATAGTATTGTTAAATCTTCGGCAAGAGCCGGTGAAGGTTTAAAAGAATTAGCACAAAACGCCGACAAAGCTAAAACGGCACTTGGAGGAATAAAAAACAGCTCTGTATCCGTATCTGTCCGGGATATGGTAACATCACCCTTAAGTTCCATAAAATCAGGACTTAGCAGTATCGCAGGCAAGTCTTATTCTGTAGGCATTCACGCTAAAGACAGTGCTACAGACACCATTTTAAAGGTTAAATCGGAATTATCCGGTATTATGGGCAAAACATATACGGCTATACTGAATGTAAAAGCTAATACCAACCCGATGAATTCTATGGGTAATACTTTAAATGAGTTCACAAACGGAATGCTTATGCCGACAAGTATACAAATGGCAGGTGCCGCCGGTATCGGTTATGGTGTGTACGATACCATAAAAACAAGTATGGATTTTGATGCTCAGTTATCTGCTATTAAATCACTTACGCCAAAAGAAGGTTTAGACGGTATGAGCCGCGATGATGTTATGGCACAGGTAAGAGCACGTGCAAAAGAACTCGGGCAGGCTACGGCATTTGGCAATAAGGAAGTAGCACAGGGAATGACTGAGCTTATAAAAGCCGGTATTTCTTTAAAAGATGTATTGGGCGATGCTAGTGAGGCGGCTTTAAACTTGGCCACGGCCGGTGATTTGGCACTGCCGGAAGCGGCGGAGATAATGAGTACAGCAATGAATACATTCGGCGTTAAGGACGCAACTCATGCCGCAAATATTTTAGCCGGTGCGGCGAATGCTTCCGCAACGAGCGTTCATGAAATGAAGTATTCCCTTTCCGCTGTCGGTATCGTAGCCAAAAAAGCCGGTATGGATTTTGATGAGGTAAATACAGCTCTTGCGCTTATGGCTTCCCGTGGGCTTAAAGGCTCAGATGCCGGTACAAGTTTAAAATCCATGTTACAGCAGATTGAACCTGCAACAAAACCGGCAGTAGCAGCATTTGAAAAGCTGGGTTTATTAAAAGATGGCAAAAATCAGTTTTATAATGAAAAAGGTCAACTTCGTTCTTTAGGTGAAATAGCAGATATTCTGCACGAAAGTACGCAGGGACTTACAGAGCAGGAATTAAATTCACTTTATAAAGATGCTTTTGGTTCTGACGGTATTCGTGCCGCTCAGGTACTTGGTGAATTTACAAGTCAATCCGTTAAAGATATGTACGATGAAATGACGAAAGTTACAGTCCAAGAACAGGCTGAAACTATGTTGGATAACTTAAAAGGTGATATTGAACAGCTCGGCGGCGCGTGGGAGAATTTTCAAGATACACTTATGGAAGGCTCAGCAACAGGCGGGCTAAGAAGTCTTGTTAAGGAAATCACTGAACTTGTTTTAGATGCTAACAAATTATTTGAAAACGGTTTTACATTCTGGGGAACATTCGACCTTGTAACAAAACCATTCAGAGACGCATTTTCAAAGATGATACAGATGGACGGCATGGGTTCAGTTGCCGCCGGTGCAGGTTTGTTTATCGGACTTATTGCCGGAGCAAAGAAATTTTATAATATCGTTGCTAAATCCGTACAAAGTGTTAAAAATCTGATTGATATTGCCAAAGGTATTCCTAAAGATTTGCCGGGTTCAGTACCTAATAATCTGCCGACGAATCTCCCTGGACAGACTGTAAAAGATGTTATTCTAAATGCCCAAAATGTTTACGTAAACGGTAAAAATCAACCGGGTGAAACGCCGCCGATAGTACCAAATGAGCCCAGTGCGCCACCTACGGATAAACCGAAAACCCCGCCTGCAAAACCTACTATCTGGAGTAATACAAAAGATGCAATAAAAACAGGCTGGAATTATGGCGGTGGTATAAATAAAGCCAATATTGCCCTTACCGTTCCTTTTGCCGCGTATGATATATACAGTGCCGACGAGGGAGAAAAAGGCGCTGCCGTTGCACGAGCCGGCGGAGGTCTTGCAGGCGGCTGGGCAGGTGCAAAACTTGGCGGAGCAACAGGTGCTGCAATCGGTTCCGTTCTCCCTGGTATCGGTACGGGAGCCGGTGCAATTATCGGCGGTGCTATCGGTGGTATTGGCGGCAGTATTTTAGGCAGTCAATTTGCCGACAGTATTTCAAGACTTTTCGATTTTTCTGCGGATAACAATATTATAAAGCGCATCAATGACAGTTCATGGGGACAAGCTCAAAACATGTCAGCTGCAACAAATATGAATATATCGCAAATGCAGTATGACGGAGTAAGTACTTCATTTAATAATATTGCAGAACAAAGCGGACAGGCTCAACTGCAATTCGCTCAGGCGCAAATGAACAGCCAGCAACAAATGTATTCAGGTTTTCGAGATTTTGTTTCCGGTATTTGGGGTGAAATCACTGACAATGTTAACATTGCCGGACAAATGCAACTTGAAAGTAATCAAATACAGGTTGAAGGGCAAAAACAGGCGTTTTCAGGGCTTAAAGACTTTGCAACGGAAATCTGGAACGGTATTACCGATACAACTAATACGGCAGGGCAGATGCAGGTACAAAATGCACAAATACAGACACAGGCAAATATAGAAATGTGGAACAGCATTTGGCAGTCTGCCGCAAATGCATGGGAAAATATTCAAAGTAAGTGGAGCGAAGCCGTAAGCTGGTTCACCGGCAATATATATAATCCGTTGGAAAATTTGGCGCAAAGTGCAGGTGCAGGAATTGCCGCCGGTATAAACAGTGCAATTGCCACTATACAAAGTGCATGGGCAGGCGTGGTAAATTGGTTTGAATCAAATGTTTTCGGACCAATTAGGCAGAAATACATTGAACTTAAAAATTCCGCTCCGTCTCCTGTTCAGAGTGTGCTCAGTTTCGTTGACGGCGGTATAGGAAAAAACGCTACGGGTACAATGAACTGGACGGGCGGTCTTACCGAGATAAATGAACAGGGCGGCGAAATTGTTGACCTCCCGACCGGTAGCCGCATATATCCGGCACAGACAACGGAACGTATTATTCAGCGTGAACTTGCCGAAAATACATCTAATGCGGGCGGCGGCAATGTAACAATTACCGGCAATACTTTTATTGTACGCAATGAACAGGATATTGATGAAATCGCCTACCGTCTTGTGTCTATCATGCGGCAGGTAAATGCAAACTTTGGAGGTGCATATTAATGAGCCTTGACAGTTTTATGAATAAAGCCTACAGCGTAGTAAATTTATTATCTTTGGCATTAGGGAATGAAACTGCTGCCAAACGGCAAATAATATTAAGTTCAGACAATGAAAAATTCACTATTCCTGTTACTCCCCGCAGTTACGAAATAAAAACAGCACAAAATAATGAAACAATAGATATCCTTGATTTCGGTGAAGCTATGCTATTTGGCAATGCAAAACTTAAACGGCTTAGTTTTTCCGGCTTTTTCCCGCATCCGAAACATGATTATCCGTTTATCGTGGGAGATGTTAAAAATCCGATTGAATGCGTGGAACTACTCACAAAGTGGAAAGAAGCTAAAAAGCCGATAAGGGTAATAATAACCGACAGCCCCGTAAATTTGATGATGGGGCTTCGGGAATTCACCTACCGTGAACAGGACGGCACAAGGGATATTTATTACAAATTATCTTTTATTGAATATAAAGAGCTTAATACACCAAGTGCTAATAATGAAAAACAAATAGACGAAACCACAGGCTTGAAAAAACGAACTGATGAGCCTGAAAATCCAGAAAGTTGGGTAGATAAAGCTGATGATATTTTAGATGCTTCAAAAAAAGTCTATGGTGATTACAGTCATTGGCGAAATATTGTGCAGTCTAATGACTTAAAAAATTTAGCTATAAACAATGTAACAAAATTAAATTTGAGGAAGAATCTAAAATGAAAATATTTTATAAAGGTAAGGATATTTCTACATTAGTGAAAAAAGTTACATGGAGCGGTTCACGACTTCAGGTGGCAAGAAAATTAGTATTTGATTATGTACAAGATGACAGAGACCCTAATATTCCAGTGTTAACAATAAATAATGGAGAAACTATTTTTGGATATGACGAAGAAAACAATATTGTCTTTCGAGGTAATGTTTTTGATGTAGAGAAAAATAGACAAAATTCCAATGTACGAATTACTACTTTTGATAATTTGTTTATTTTAAGTAAATCTAAAACAACTAAAAAATTTGTGAATATAACAGCTGAAGATATTACAACAGTAATATGTAAGGAACTGGGTATAAAAGTTGGTAATTTAGTAAAAACAGGTATTCCTGTAAGTTTTATTGCGGACCGTAAAACAGGATATCAAATAATTATGATGGCTTATACGGAGGCAAGTAAAAAAACAGGTGAAAAATATCACCCTGTTATGAATAATGATCAGTTGGATGTTATATTAAAAGGCACATTAATTGAAGGTTATATTGCTGATAGTAGTAGTAATATGACTCAAAGTACTTATAAAGAAAGTATCGAGAATATGGTAAATCAAGTGATGATTACGGACCAACAAGGAAATATGATAGGATATAAACGTAATGATGAATGGATCAATAAGTATTCTATGATACAAGATGTTTATAAAACTGACCCAAATAAAGATACTAATAAAGAAGTTGAAGCAATGCTTAGAGGACTTACTCGTAGTGGAAGTTTAACATTAATTGGAGATTATCGGGTAAAGTCTTCATACTCCATAGAAATAAGAGATAGTTTAAACGCTGGTAAATTTTGGGTAAAAAGTGATGTGCATACTTTCCAGAATGGAAATCATATTATGAAAATCGAGCTTGAATTTGAAAATATGATGAATGAAGAACAAGCTCCGCAAGAAAAAACTAAAAAGTAGGTGATTTAATGGCACAAATTCCTAGTGCAGAGTCAAGTGTTGAAAAAATAGTTGATATAATGCATAGCGTTGCACAATCTTATGTTCCACGCAGTGCTTTTATAGGTATTGTAAAAAAACCTCCACCTAATTTTGTTATTAAAGCAAATAATATTGAGTTAACACCTGAAAATGCGTATATTTCAAAACGGCTTCTTGTAGGCTATGAACGAACGGCACGAGGACATTTAGTTTCCGCAACACAGAATAAATCAGGCGGTAGCGGCGACAATTCATATGAAAGCCATAATCACAGCATAGATAATGACTACACTGAAAATTTCATCTATACCGATACGTTGAAAGTCGGCGACTGGGTTAGTATCCTGCCGTGCGAAGGGGCGGAAGGACAGCTTTATATCATAAACGAAGAGGTGGTAAAACTTGAGTGAAGAATTTCCATTTACCGGCACAAATACAGTTACTGTAGAAGAAGATTTACCACTATACAAAGAATACGCATGGAATTTCGACACGGACAAGTTCATCTATGATAATGCCGGTAATCACGTGTTAGTTGAAGGAAATGAAGCTATAAAAGTCTGGATTTATAAGGCGTTAAAGACCGAACGTTTCAGATACACGGCGTATAGCTGGCAGTACGGTATCGAGCTTAAAAAGTTTATCGGCAAAGTCATGACGGTCGGCGAGCGGATTTCCGAATTTAAACGAGCCATAATTGAATGTTTAATGGTAAATCCGTATATAAAGTCTATTAATTCTATTAATATAACGCGCGACAAGACAAATATTGATTGTGAAATTGATTTAACTACGGTTTACGGGGAGCTGGTGATTAATGTATAAGGCAAGAGAACAAAAAGACATATTGCAGGAAATGATTAATAGTTCCAAAGCAAAAACAGGATTGTTCGAAGGAACGTTCCAGTATGACGCACTTGCCAGCAACTCGATCGAATTTGCCAAAGTCGAGGTTGAACTTGAGGAACTAAACAAAGTTGCTTTTGCAGATACTTCATACGGCGAATATCTGACCATGATAGCTAAACAATACGGTGTTATCCGAAAGGAAGCCACCAAAGCTATAGGTGTTTTGACTGTAAAGGGCACCGGCATGATTTACGCAGGTGCTACTTTTGCAACGGAAAGCGGCATCCAGTTTGTAGCTATCGAAAACACGGAAATAAAAGAAAACGGGCAAATAAATATTGAAGCTGTAACTGCCGGAGTTATCGGCAATGTAGATGCTGAAACTATAAATGTTATTTCCATGTCTATTCCCGGTATAAACAGTGTGATAAATTCCGAACCGACAATGGGCGGTTATGACGAAGAAACGGATACTGAATTACTCGACAGGTATTTGTTTAAAGTCAGAAATCCAGCGACAAGCGGCAATAAAAATAATTATGAACTTTGGGCACGCGAGATTGAAGGCGTAGGTGGTGCAAGATGTATTCCTCTTTGGAATGGCAACGGTACAGTCAAGGTGGTTATAATTGACGCAAATCTGAACGTTGCTGATGAAACACTGCTAAATAAAGTCCGTGCCTACCTTGAAGAAGAAAAACCGATCGGCGCAGATTTAACCGTAGTATCAGCAACTGCCGTGAATGTAAAAATAGCAGCCAATATTTACGGCAGCGTAAATAAGGATGAATTCAAAGAAAAGGTTGATACGTATTTTAAAGAAATAGGCTTTAATCGTGGTTACGTATCCATTGCTCATATCGGCAAAACACTTTTAGAGTGCAGTGGCGTTATTGACTATGACAGTCTGACTTTAAACGGTGAGGCAAAAAACATACCTCTCACTGAAGAACAGTTACCAATTTTAGAAAATGAGGTGGATTTTAATGTTATTTCTACTTAGACGAACACCTGTAAAAACATTGAAGCATCTGCCGAAATTTCTGCCGATTGATGATGACTTTAAAAACACAGAGTTAATCAGCGATGATGAGCATGAAAAGTTGAGACTTGCTGTATTGGATGTAAAAAATCAGCTTTTTGTTGAAACGGCAACATGGGGCCTTTCTGACTGGGAAAGAGTTCTTGGGATATCCGTAAAAGAAAATGCCGGCATAGAAGACAGACGTATACAGATACTCTTGAAACTGCAAGGTGCAAATACCGTATCTGAAACGTTCATGAACAATTTAATAAATATATTTTGTGAAAATAAATCCGGCTATATAATTCAGTATAATCCTGAATACTGGTTTGAATTATGTGTCAGCGGTGATGATGAAATAAAATGGAAGGAGTTATTAGACGCCGTAAATACATATAAACCAGCGCATTTGGGTTTTGCTATAGTAATCAGGATTATAAGTCAGATTTTAACAAGCCATAGAGCAAGTATTATCCAGTACATTAATGCCCACCATAATTTCTGGAATTTGGGCACGGCGGAAAATATGTACTGGGACGGCGTATGGTGCTGGGACGGCAGTATTGATTGGTCCGGTATAAAACCGGATGCAAAATATAAAGAAAGGCAGTCCCATGTTATAGATATTTTAACTAAAGTTAATTCTGCATATGCTTTTAAGATAGGACAAAGTGCAGATATAACGTACAAAATAACATCTAAGCACAGCCTTTTAACAAGCCATAAAGCAGGCAGTATTTATTATGTAGATATAGACTTAAAACAAAACATTGAACACAGGGCATTAAATACAGGTAAAATTAATGCTATGCAGAGCCGAACCACAGGGAACGCAAAAAACCTATGGGACGGCTCTTTTTGTTGGGACGGCAGCCACGCATGGGAGGGTGATTATACCCTGCAAAATGCACAAATGGAAAACCTATGCACCTGTTACAGCACGGATAAAAACGGAAACATGAAGAAAGGGAGTTTTGAAAAACTATGAGTAATACACAGAACATTAATCCGAAACAAACATTGGCAATAAACGGTGAACCGGCACCGCTGGCAGATTTTAATACAGATACCTTCTTGCAGTCCAATAAGAAAACTACGACTGATTACAGAGCGGCATTTGCACAAGCTATAGGAACAACAGGGAGAATAAGTAAAATTGTAAAAATGGCTTTTGGTATAGCAGGGGAAACAGACGAGCAAGGAAATCCTGCACCACCAACAGACAATGGTTCACTTAATAATGTTGTTTTAACTAAAGATATTACTTCTGTAACTTATCCGGTTGAAACTTCTGTTTGTTTTGAAGCAGAAATTGAAGCTGGTGAGTATACTGGTGCAATAAATGAAGTAGCTTTGATAGATGAAGAAGAACAAACTGCTGCTAAAATGCGACTCTTAACAAGTAAAGGTGTAGATGCAGAAAGTGGAGCAGTATTTAAATGGACTGTAGAGTTTTGAGGTGGTTAGATGAATAGTGAAGAATTAAAAAAAAATTTTAGCTTATTAATGCCAAGTGAGATAAATGGGTTTAAAAGACCAGATGAATCAATACCTAGTAGTAATGATTTCTTTTTGGAAGTTCCACAACTAATACAAAAAGACCCAGTACTTTATTCTACAATGAATTTGATTTTTAGTGTAATTTTATCTAATGATAAATTATTAAAGCAATGGCTTGATACATTGCAAAATGTAGTAAATGCTCAAGATTGGCGAGTGGTTACAGATAGTTTAAAAGGTTATATGACCCCAGAACTAAAGAAAAAATTAGATGGAATTGCTGCTGGAGCTAATAATTATATACACCCAAGCACGCACCCTGCAAGTATGATTACTCAGGACACGACCCACCGTTTTGTAACAGATACAGAAAAAACTACATGGAACGGCAAAGCAAGTACAGCAGTTGTATCAACAACGGCAAATGGACTAATGCCCAAAAGAGATGGTAGTGCAGCATCTATTTTTACAGGAGACGGCGTCTGGAAAAGCCTTGCATGGAATTTAATCACAGGAAAACCATCAACTTTTGCGCCGTCTGCTCATAACCATGATGGCAGTTATTTAAAATTAAGTGGAGGCTCATTAACAGGCGCTCTAAATTTGGCAAACGGTAAATGGAACAAAATCGGTGATGATGTTTATATTGGCGATAGTAATCAAGCTGGCTGTTTATGTATTAAAGGGGTGAATGCTGATAGTGGCATAGCTTTTGTTAATAAGGATAATACAGTACAAATTGCTAAATTAACTTATGCAGGTGTAGAAATTATTAGTAGTGTTAATATTAAAGTTCCGAAGATAGTTTTTTCAAACGGTTCGGAATTATGGATAGAGTAGGGTGATATTATGGCGGAATTAGCAAAAAAATTACACTTAAAAAAAGGTGCAACCGAACATACAGCTAAAGCATATTCCACAACAGCAGAAATAGGCGGAGATTATATAAACGCAAAAATAGATGGCGTTACAGCTTATATAGCTATTGGGGAAACTACAGACAATAGGGCTACAATGGGCAGAGTTAAAAAAAATGGTGCTACTAAAGCGATTTTGAACAGTGCTAAGCCTGTATATACAGAACAAAGCTATACCACAGCTGGTACATTTACGTTTACAGTACCTAAAAACGTAACCCGTATAAGATACGCAATAGCAGGAGCGGGAAGCGGAGCAATGGGTCGTGGTCAATATAACGCAAATGTATCGGCTGGCGGTGGCAGTTCAATAGATAGTATTTCTGTAGGCGGGGGAGGTAGTGGGAATTTGAACTATGGTAATGCTATAGGCTATGGTGGAATTGGTGGAACTCAACAAGCAGGAGGCAGTCCCAATGGGAAAAAGGGTTCTGTAGCAATGCAGGAAATCGGCTATACAATGGGCACGGAAATTGCTGGTGGTGTTGGCTGGGCTTTAAATTTTAATACAGAGTCGGGAACTTATGGAAAAGGCGGTAACGGTAGAACGTGGAGTTGGGGGACTTCATCTTATAGAGGAAGATTAATTGGCGGAGCTAGTGGAGGTTATAAAACTGGATATTTAGATGTAACACCCAATCAAACATTAAGTATTAACGTCGGTGGTGGCAGTAGTGGATATTGGCGTGGCGATGGAGGAAATGCTAATGTCGATTGGGGTGCAAATGGCTTTGTATTAATAGCATGGGGAGGTTATATTTAGTGAATAAACACAGATATGCACAGTTATTATATGGAAAAGTAATTTATATCTATGAAACAGAATTAAAGAAAGAAGATTTATACACTGTATTTAGCCCAGATATCTATTGGATAGATATTACAGGACAAAAATGTGAAGTAGGCTATATAACAGAGTTTAAAGAAGGTTTAGGCGTAGTCTTTACACCACCAAAAGAAGAAACGCAACAGATTATAGCACATGAAAATATAAGTCCAATGTTACTATCTTTAGCTAATGCAGTAGCAGAACAAGAGCAAAGATTAGTGAAATTAGAAAGCAAGGAGCAAATAAAATGATTATAAAAGAATACATGATACCTGTTTATGGATTATTAGTTGCTGGAGGTTCTTGGAACTTAGAACCTATTGAAGGTGACAGTAAAAAAGTAGTTCCTGAAGAATATCGTACATTAGTAGCTGAATATTTAGCAGAAAAGCAAGCTGTAATTTAATAAATGTATTACAATATATATTAAATGTGCTATAATATATGTAAAGGAGTTGATATTATGGCACAAACATCTTTAAGTGTTCGCATAGGAACAGAAGATAAAAAGCTTTTTGAACACTTTTGTGAACAAACTGGATTAAATGTATCTGTAGCGATAAATATGTTTATCAAAGCAGTAATTAGAGAGCAAAAAATACCATTTGAGGTAAAAGCAACAAAGAATGAAATGTCATGTTTTAGTCCTAAATTATTAAAAGCGATGGCTGAAGCTAAAGAAATTTCAGGTAATCCTAATGTAAAAAGTTATACTACTATGGAAGAATTAAAAAAAGCTTTAGAAGAATAATGTATAAAGTAAAAATAACAAATACTTTCAAAAGAAGTTATAAATTAATGAAAAAACGTGGATTAGATATTTCATTATTAGATAAAGTTATAGATGACATCAGACAAGGAAAAGAACTTGATATTAAATATCGTAATCACGAATTAAAAGGGAAATTTAAAGGTTTCTATGAATGCCATATCCAACCAGATTGGTTATTAATATATTTAATTGAAAATGATATATTAACTTTAACATTAGTCGATACAGGAAGCCATGCTGATATTTTTAAAATGTAAAAGCCATTAGAATAAACTCTAATGGCTTTTTGTGTAAGAAGGTGAGTAGATGGCAGATGAAAGTATACGCACCCTGTTTAATGAGGTGGGTGACCTTAAAGTGCAACTAACAAGAGTAGAAACTTTACTGGTAGAAACAGTAATAGCCAACCAAAAAAATAATACGGAAAGGCTCGATAGACATAGCAAAAAAATCGACCTTGCGTTCGAGCGTATAAAAGAGCTAGAGAACGATAAAAAACAAATCGTTTCTATTAAAAATTTGGTTATTGGTTTTATTGGATTAGTAGCAACCAGTACTAGTATAGTTATAGGTATTATGCAAATAGTGAGGTAATTATGCAATATGAAAAATTAGATATAGTAAATTTAGTAGTCGTTATCGGGCTTGTAATAGCTCTTATAACGGCTATTTTTTATATGAATAATGAACTATCTACAACAATAAGCGCTGGACTTCTTGGATATTTAGGTGGTCTAGTACGAGTTAATAATTCTACAAATAAAGATATTACAAAATAGGCACTTTTTGTAATGTGTATGTATAACATATTGCAAAAACAGCTATTTTTATAAAACCTAGCACATTTTCTAGGTAAATAGTGTCGATTTCGACGCGGTTAATTTATGTAATATAGATTAACGTTATCTTATAGTTAATTGGTAAATAATCGGTTGCTAATCGGTAGATTATTGGAAGGTTATTAGAAGGCAAAAAGCTACAAACCGCACCACTAAAGGATTTAATTGGAAGATAATCGGTAGATTTAACTTAGTAAATAAAACTTAAAATTTTAGATAGGAGTTGCATATACAATGTTACGAATTTTTATCAACCCTGGACATGATATGGATTTAGACCCTGGAGCTTGTGCAAATGGAATTAGAGAGGTAGATATTGCTTTAGCTATTGGAGAGAAAGTAAAAAAGACAATGGAAGTAATCGGCTATCCATGCCAGCTTATCCAGAGTGATAATTTAAACGGAGAAGCAGAAGGTAAACCTAATGTCTGTGCCACTGCAAATAATAGTGGTGCAGATATTTTTGTATCTATTCATTGTAATAGTGCAGCTAATGCTAGTGCAAAAGGAACAGAAACATTAGTTTATGCTTTAGATGGTGGAAAATCTAATATTTTAGCTAAATGTATTCAGGCACAAATTGTTAATTCTCTTAATATGGTGGACCGTGGCATTAAAGAACGTCCTGATTTATGTGTATTAAGAGAAACAAGTATGCCTGCAGTATTAGTAGAAACAGCATTTATTTCAAATCAAGAAGATGCTTATAAACTTATGTATAGAATAGAAGAATTTGCTAATGCTATCGCTAGAGGTATTACAGACTATGAAAGAGAGATTATATAAATGAACATATTAAAAGAACTAACCAAAATTTTTATCAGGTCCAAACTTGAGGATGAAAAACGAAAGCTTAAGGAAAAATTACAAAAACAAATAATTACGACTACTAGCACATCTGTAGTAGCTAGAAATACAGCCTATCTTAGAATAATAGATACGCTAGATGGTAAAGGTATCGCAGAAGTAAATAAAATTATAGATAAAATTTAATAAAAGAGTTATAATTAAATAACATTTTCTTTTATTGCTAAAAAAGAAGCCCCTATTACTTAGAAAAAATCTAGGTAATAGGGGCTTTTTTGTTATTATAGGGAAAATACAACATTTGTTAAAGTTAAATTTGGTTTACACTCATACTTGGATAATCACCTGCACTATTCAAACACAACATTTGTTAAGGTTAAATTAAATATGAAGTGAATCGAATATTCAAATACAATTTTTGTTAATATTAAATCTGATAAAATCAATATTTATGGTTTTTATTATACTGCTAAAGGTGTTTATATACAAGGAGTTTAGTTGTTTATTAACAGTAATAATAAATTTTTGAGGTACCATTTTGGTACCATTTTTATTATGAAGTACCATAAATAGTAACAAAAATAAAAAAATATAAATAATAAGTGATAGAATAAATATAATAAAATAGTAATAGCAAAGGCATATTATTAATATGATATAAATTGACAATTATTTTATAATGTAGAAAGTTGTTATTATTATACTCGAATTAATCAAAATGTCAATAATTATTTTTGACTTTTTGACTAATTTTTTATACTTATTTTATAAGCCTTTATAGAGTTTTTGTTATTAGAAGTTTGACTTTTTGTTATTTTGAAAATATATGAGAGGTACCATTATTTTATAAATTTTGTAGAAATATGATGTTTATTATAGATTATTTTTTATAGGAGTATCATTTTAGTAATGGAAGATTATAACATAGAAAATATCTATAAAAAATATTATAATTTAAATAAATATATTTTAGGAGAGTGGGATTATGGAAAATTTGAAAAAACTTGGTTTTGGTTGTATGCGTTTGCCTATGCTTGA